CAATGTCACGGCGCTTCTGAAAGAAGGCCAAGACTTGTCGAAGGTGTCGGTAGTCGTTAACAGTAATATCGGAGTAGCTAAGGCTGTAGTGGCACAGGCCATAGAGATCTTGAACCTCAACGAGATTCTTGACTTCATTTGCCTGTTTGCTCTCGCTACATTGCGAGAGATGCCAGCGAGAAAGGTGAAAGAGAACCTCATTGCTCTGATCCGTTCTGAGCAACTGGTCCCAGCGCGTTATACGCATAAATAACCCCTTTAAGGTGGAAGTTTAGGGACTAGGCTCGACTAGCTGTGTAGACCTCTTTTGGAGGCCCGATGACGACTTACGTCGGCATCACCAGCTGATCGAACAGTTCGGAGAAGGGACCCGCAGTCGAAGCGGCAACAGACGTCGAGATATTCCCGGCGATGTTGACGAGGATCTGTCGGGCCAGCCGGCGATCGGTCACAGTCGAACGTTGATGCAAGAACGCGGTCGTAATGAACGTGTCCTCGTATGCAACTTTCGGCGCAGCCGTATAGCCAGCAGCGTTTTGGTTCAGAATCGCCTCCATCACTGGGACGACGACCCGGAACTCGGCCTTGTACACGCCGCTCTTGAGGAGCGTCAGCTTCGCTTGAGCGCGAACCTGCGCGTATGCAGGAACCGAGGCAGCCATCTCTCGCCAGTCTGCGATGACCTCGTTATCCTTACGGGTAACAGAGATCGCCACAAGCGTGTGCGAGACGGGGGTTGCGGCACCGTCAAAGACGGTGATATTGCTAATTGCAGACAATTAAGTCTCCATAGAGAGTCAGAAAAGTTATCTCTTGCCACGAGCTCTACGTTCGTAGGGCGCCTCCATCGAAGCCATCCATGGATGATTTCCGGTGAAGTTGGTCAAGAGGGCTATTGCGTTTGCACAGTGCTGCCACGAAAGGGCCTTATCCAACGTTTTAAGGTTGGGGAAAGGCACCGAAAGCGACGTCGAGACCGTTCGAGTCACGTCCACGTAGTCACGACTTGCGCGAGCAAGTCGATCAGTACGATAAACGTAACTCGGAGGGATACCCGGCGGAGTCTTCGGTACGGCAAAATGGCCGCCAACTCTTCGTGTAGTTGTTGTGACAAATTCGCCTGTCAAAGCAGAAGACAAAGAGCGAGCAGCGAGGTATGAACCGATCGGAATGAACCAATCGATCACAAATGACCAGGGGAGCAATTCCCAGGCCACGCTCGCTGGGTCCAATAGACCCGAAAGCTGAGCCACACTTGCTTCGGAAAGACGAGCGATGAGCTGTCCACGGGTTTCCCCGTAGGATGCCGCACCGAGCGTTCCTCCCGTCGTAGTTGTGGTTAGCCGCTTCCGTTTCTGGACCTTGTAGGTCTTTACGAGAGGAAATTCAAGTTGCTTCGCGAGAAATTGCGCCGCACCATGAACATCATCAAGTAAAGGTTTCCACCCATACTGCAGCTCGATCCAAGCGGACGCAGGCGTCTTAGAAGCGATTGCTCGCGGACTAAGACGTTTAACTGCTTTGCCACCACCGAGCGCATACGCAGCACCAACGATATTCCCTCTCTTTACCAGCTTTAGCCCCTTATAGATGCGGGAGGCAGAGTCACCAATCAACCTGAGCGTCTGATGGCTTTCGCCAAGAAAGACGCCCATGTTGAAATCGGAACCTGCTATCGCCTCTCGGAGCTTCCCCTGCAGAGCGAGCGTGTCGTTGGCGTTCCACTCACCGGTGACCGAGAACCCAGCACCATACTCCGTCGTGGTAAGCGTACGTACTTCTACGTACGACCCACCAAACTCAGTATAAGTGTATTGGCCCCAGTCGTCAAAAGACTTGGTGATGGAACACGTATAGTTATGGAAGTCCGTTTTAACCCGAACGGGCTTATCCAGACGACGCTTATACACATGAAGCTTACCCACATAAGGATCCCGCCAGTAGATTTTCTCATACTGGGGTTTCGTTATAGGGTAATCCGCACCGGTCCATACCTTTTTATAGTATGAGCCGATCGGATACGTTCCCATAGCAGTTATGCTGCCTGGGGGCGTCTTCACGAGTGTCGTGTCGAACTGGGGTCGCCCGGAGGTTTCAATGGTACCTACAGTCACAAGCGCACTGAACCTTTCTCCAGGAAAACTGTATCACACCAGTTCACCCGGGTAAGGGTTTCGAGATCTGCTTCAGGCTTATGGCCATTCGCGTCACTCGAGGGGAGCTTAACGCGACCCTCATTCACAACCTGACTAAGAGATTTTAAGAGAAACCAGTCCCCTTGCACCGGCGCCCATTTGCAAAGACATCTGTACCACGGCTTATTACAGCCGGGGCAGATCTCTAGCGGAGGGTGCTGTAGCGAAGGCTTGTTACTCATGTGATTCTCTCGTTAGGTCTTCGGGGCTGAACACCCCTCGGACATGAAAATGCCCGATCTGTTCTGGGCAGGGCCGAAAGCCCTGTCCAAGGTCTCTCGTAAGAGAGGCCTAGACGGTCTTCTTCTCGTTTTCCAAGGTAAGCGTGCTATCCACACCAAGAGTAAGCTCATCCCAGCGGATTGAATCCGGAGGCGTGAGTTTCTCAGCCCATCTCGCATTCTCTGCGATATCGGCCGAGACTATCTCTTCAGTGGCTTTCACCCATGTCACCTTACGTACACCGTTTCTCGAGAATTCTATATTCTCTACGACGACGGACGAAGATGCTTGGATCACAAGAGTCAAACCTGTATTCAGGTTGGATACAACAAAGGCGCGTTGTTTAAACGCATCCATTGTGTCGAGACTGTACCACTCTAGGAAGTTCCGCAAGGAACGACCTTCGGCCGGCGTTAGCCTCGCACTCTCCAACCTCTCCGCAGAGACGCCTTTCGTAAGCATAACCTCGACAGCATGACGCTGCGCGGGGGATAGCTCGAGAACGGCGCTCAACTGGGTGGCAAGATACGAAGCCGTCCGCGAGCTTGGGTAGAACCCAGACTTACGGATGACCTTGATAGTCGCCGAGAAAGTTGAGAAGACTCTCATGATAATCACCTTGGTTAACGGAGG